ATGCCGTTCTCGGAATATGGGAAAAACAGAAAGGCATCGACGGCGCGGCGCTGGTGACGGATGGCATGGACGGAATATCCACCGTCATGCTCACGAACGCCACGGCCACGGGAACAGCCGCCAGCACGCAACTCACCCCGCCGTTGAAATCAAAATGCACCTATCTGGCCAGCATAGGCGGCAATGATACCATAGCGGTCACAGCCACGGTGGTGGTCTACGGTTCCACGGTAGCGATGGCCTCGGCTGTGGCGGCGAACAAGCACACCTTGGCAACATTAACTCTCTCAGGGACCGGCAGCGGCACCAACGATACGGTGGTTGACGAGGATTCGGTGGCGGTGGGAGAGCACTACTTCCCCTTCATCTGGATGGAGGTGACGGCCATCAGCGGCACAGGTGCGAAAGTCATCACCGGACGGAGGCTTACCTAATGGGAACGGCCAATCCAATAACAACACTGACAGCGGCGCAATCTGTCTCTGGTGCCTATGTCCAACTGGGCACGGATGTCACGGCCTCGAATTTCCTACCGTTCGGCTATGGCGCATTGTCGTGGCAGACCGTGATTTACGACACGGACGGCATTTTCGATACAATTGGAAAACAACTATTCACAATTCCGTCCGGCTGGAAGTACGCGCGCTGCGTGGTGCAACTGCATGTGAATCCGGACGACGTTTGGGCCGCCGCTACGCGCTATGCCGTGGGCGATATCGTACAACCAACCGTCGGGAGTTTGCTGCGCTATCAAGTCAGCGCGATTGCCGGGACGGGGACCAGCGGCGCTGCGGAACCTGTTTGGCCGACCATCATAGGAGGCACCGTCGTGGACAATGAGGGCGCTAATCAGATCACGTGGAGCTGCATACACCCCAGCTCGCTGAAATGCCGGCCGCAACTCAACAATGAGGGATTTGGACGCGGGGTCAATGCGCTGTCCTTGAGCGCGATTGCGGGCACAGGTCATCCAACACTCAACTCCGTCACGCCGTGGATACCGGTGGTTGCTGGAGACACGTTTAAAGCTGTTCCGATCGTCGGTGCGAATCGAAAGCTAACTATTGTCGGGTCATTCTCGTACTTTGCGATTGAACTCAGGAACTAAAGCTGATGGCGCATGACGCCGGAAGCGATGGACTGGTGTACGGGATGAAAAATGTCATCCATCACCTTCGATAAATTTGAAGTAGGTCTCGACCGCCGAAAGAACATTACGGTATCGGATGCAAACCGTCTTTATAATTTGGTAAATGCCTATGTCACCAAAGGCAAGGTCATTCGTAAACGTCCGGGTTCGGTTCTGGATGCAATTCTCGAAGCCGGGACCAAGGGACTAATCTCCGGCAATGGAAAGCTGAATACATTTTACGAAAGCGGCACGATTACGCACGCCGATACCGATTACCTTGCCAATAAAGTGCCGCATCCATCCGTTTCTACTGCCATCAAGAAAATCCATTTCGGAGATGTGTTCTCCGGGTATTTGTATCTTGCTATCGAATATGTCGATGGCGTAGTGAAGCATTTTTATCTGGATGATCCGGGTGCATGGCAGGCCGCAACAGCGTATGCCGTAGGAACTTTTCGCCGGCCTGTCGCACCGAACGGTTTTCGCTACGAAGTCACGGCGATTGCCGGTACGGGAACCTCCGGTGGCGCGGAACCGGCATGGCCGACGACCGTGGGAGCCACGGTAATCGACAATCCCGGCGCCAATCAGATCACGTGGACCTGCCGCAGTCATGACATTACGGACACGAACTGTCCGCACTCCAAGGCCGTCATCAAGATTGCCGAACGTATATGGTCAGCAGGCCGCGGCATCACAACGAGGGATGTAGTGGCGTTCACAAAAGTCTCCACGCCGCGGGATTGGACGACCGTCAGCGAAGCCGGATTCATTGCTACAGGTCTGCGCGCCAAGGGTTCGGTTGAACCGCTGGCGCTCGGGCAATATCAGGAACGTCTTGCCGTGTTCATGGTGGACGGGATGCAGGTGTGGAACGCTTCCAGCGTGTTCAACGAGATCACCTATTTCAAGCCGGTGGATGGTGTCGGATGCCGTTATCCCAAGACACCGAGGCAGGTGGCCGGAGACATAATTTTTCTGGCACGTTCCGGTTTCCGTTCAGTCCAGCAGCAAACCCTGAACGACAATCTGAGCGAGATCGATGTCGGAAGTCCCATCGATAGTATCGTCAAGCCGTACCTGACGGATGTTCTGGAACCGTTGTCGGAATACTTCACCGGAGAGGGGCAATACTGGTGTTCCATCCCGGACGGAGTTGGCGGGTCCATCGTGTTCGTTTACACGTTTTCCAAGACCGCCAAGATTTCCGCGTGGTCGATGTACCAGTATGCGTTCCTGATCGATGACATGGCAAGTCACAACGGTCGCCTGTATCTGCGCTCGGGTGACAACTCGTATCAGGTGGATGAGTCGGAAAGCATCTATACGGACAACGGTGCTACTTATGAAATGCGGATCGAGTTCCCGTTTCTGGATTTCAAGAAACCGGGATCGACCAAGTACATCGCCAGCATGGACATCATCGTGGATGGCACCATCGAGGTTGCCTTCCGGTACGATCCTGATGATCTTACCGCCATCACTGATCCGGTAACGGTTTCCGGAGACGGACGCGCGAAACAGACGGTGCCGGTGGAAATCACCGCTCCCGTGATTGCGCCCGTGTTTACTTCCATCTCGAACGCCAAGGTGCAACTCGACGCCTTCACGTTCCATTACGATGAACTGGGGGTAGTGTGATCGTCAAGGCCACCATGGAACAACTTGCATACGTGGCGAAGCACATGCAGGCCATTGAAAAAACCAGTTGCTCCGCGCTCATGTGGGGAGGGTTCGATCCGGAGAAACTGGCGCACAAGCTGATGCGGACGGACCTGCGCTATTGCTGCGTGGATGATAATCAGGTTCCGGTGGTAGTCGGTGGCATCGATTTCATCACCCCGGCCGTGGGCCAGTGCTGGATGTTCGGGACTGACGACTTTCCCAAAGTGGTCCGGGAAGTGACCAAGGCCACGAGACGTGTGCTGGATGACCTGCTGGAAAAACAGGTGCGCCGCATCGAAATCCGGTCCATCAAGACCCATACGGTGGCGCACGAATGGTATCGGCGGTTTCTCGGCTTTACCGAGGCTCCCGCTGTGTTAAGATCGTATGGCGTCGGCGGGGAAGATTTTCTGTTGTTTGCCCGTATCCGGGAGGTATAGCGTGTGCGGATCAGGCGGAGGCGGTGACGGCGGCGCAGCGGATCGGGAACGCGAACGGGAGCGTAAAAACGCTGCCGCCATTGCGTCCATCAATGCCATCTTTGGCCTTGATGATCCATCGCTTTATAACATTCCACAGACTCGTCAGGTTCCAATCCGTATTCAAAGTTCGGAGGACCCGGCTATATTCGAGGATCGCGGATACCGCACGGAAGAATTTACTGCCACGGATACTGCCAAAATCGAGCAAGCCAAGACCAACAAGGCGGCGCGCGAACAACTTTATTCCACCTCCCGGGAAGATATCCTCAACTACTTCAAGAAACAGCTTGAAGAACAACAGTCCCGCGAGGAACGTCTGGCCCGTGAACAATTCGCGCAACGCGGATGGACTGGCGGCGCGCATGAAATTTCCTATGGCAAGGATTACGAGAAGGCGGTGCAGGATGCACTGTTCAATATCGGCACCCGTGCCGATACTGCCGTGTCAGATATCCGAGCCTTGGACGAAAAGGCGCGTCAGAATTTGATCAGTCAGATTCTTTCAGGCATGGACGAACAATCCGCCATTACCGGAGCCACCAGCGCCTTGCGCCAGAACGTGGACACCGCCAAGTCAGCCGCCTTGCAACAGAGTCTCGGTGACGTGTTCGGTGATATCGCTGATTTGTATAATCTAAGAACAAGAGTCGATGCGGAAAGGAGAATTAGGGAAAGCGAACCGTTCCGTAGCGTGGCTCGAACGATTTACGATCCGGCGTCTTATGCCGGCACGATCACATGAGGTGAATCATGGCAATTCCGCTGACAGCCGCCTTGATCATGCTGGCCCTCGGGCAAGGGCTTCAATATAACGCTCAGCGCCGCTCCGCAAAAAAAACCCGTGCTGCGGTCGATACCGCCGAACGCCGGCAGGACGAGATACAGGACAAACGCCGCCAACTGGTGATGCGGAATCTGGAACAGTACGATCCGACGACCCGGGTTCAGGAACAGGAAAAGGTATCCGCTGAATCTGCCAAGGGTTTGCAGGACATCGTGACCGGGGCTGGTGACACGACACGCATACAGGAAACCGGCGGCAAGGTTTCCGACGCCTATACCACGGATCGCGCCCGCGCCGTGACGGACAACATGAAGCGTGCCGCGGTCATGGCGGCGCTCATGGGGAAGGCCCGCGCTCCCTCCGATCTGCGATTCGAGGAAGCCATGAAAGGCGGAGAGTATGCCACGCGACAGGGTGAACTCGCCGGGATTGCCCGCGGTCGGGCCGTGACGGATGAGGCCAAGATTCGTGGGGCTTCGCAACTCGATCCGCGCGTAATGCTGCTGGGAAATCTTCTCAGCACTGCCGGCCTGTATGGAGCGGCTGGCAGTATCATGAACCCCGGCACCGCTGGCGCAACGGCGGCTGGTACTTCCACCCCCACCAGCATCGGCAGCGAAGGTCTCAACTTCCTCGATTACGATGTGTCGGGGCATAACATTTTCGCACCGAAACCGACGCCGAAATTCCCGCTCGGCCCGAGGAATCTATGAAAAGCACATGGAACCCGAAACTCGGTGAGGGCAGCAACAAGCTGCTGGGTGCCTTCATGGGTCAGGACATGCTGGCGGCACAGGCCGGTGATGAATACGGGGCGAAGTACGCCTCGCAACTGTCGAATCTGGCTTCGGCCAAAAAACACGCCATCGAGGCCGGTCAACTGGAAGAAGCCGGCAAGATCACGCCGGACGAGTTTGCGCTGGCCCAAGGCGTGCCGAAGGAAATCCTCGCCGCCTATCGTCAGGGCCAGCCGGTGGATCAGGCATGGAAGGAGATCATGCAACGGGTCGATACCGTGCATCTGTCGCGCCGCATGGGTGGCGGCAACGTGCAGCAGATTCTCGCCGCTTTGCAGACCGGCCAGCAGATCGCCCCGGTGGATTCCGTTTCTACCGGCAAACGCACTCCTGAGTCGGCCGCGATCCTCGAAACACTGAGCGCACAGAAGCCGCTTTACTCGTCCGAGGAAGGACAAGTCATGAACGTGGCAACCGGCGCCACGCGCGACACGCCGTTGTCGCTTGCCAAGATCGCCAAACTCAAAGGCGAAGCCGGTGAAGAAGGTGCCGGGACACCGGGCGCCCAGTTCGATGCAATCCTCGGAAAAGGATCGTGGAAAAAGCTGACGCCGGATGCTCAGGCTGTGGTATTTCAGGCGATGAAAGCCGGACAAGGCCCGGACATGCTTGTGAATACCATGCGCCAGCATTACGCCGAGCCTTCGATCAATGAAGTCCTGCGCTTGTGGTCGGCCAATCCTATGACGGCGGCTCAGTTGATGCAGAACAGCCGCGACCCGACGACCGGACAGTTCGACACGACACGTTTTCAGGCGGCGATCCAGCAGATGCTTCAGGCCGCTCGTGGCGCCGCGCAAGGCGTCATCGACACGCCGCGCGGACCTGCTGCCGCGGGAACCGAGATGCCGCCGATCACGGCACAGGATATTCTCGGGAACATGGGAAGCCGTCCCCCTGAGAATGCAATCCTCGGAAAGCAACCTCTGGTCGGTGGACCGAGTGCTGTGACGCATCGTTTCAACCCTGCCACGGGCAGGATCGAG